ACTACAGCAAGAATCCCCTCAGGTAAATTGAAGGATTTATAAATGTCTATCAATGGTTTTGAGGAAACTAGACGAACACCGTGTACAACATTATCACCAAGGTAATCCGTTACGTACATATACCAAGATTCTGAAACAGTGTTCCAAACAAATCTCAGGATATATTCGTTACCTGACAATGTTGTCGAGTATTCAAAGTCTGACGACTCATTATCAAAGAAAAGTTTACTCGGCATTATTGGGTTCCCCTATTCCTAGAAGTCTGGCCAGATAAGTCCTGTTATCCTCAGTAGACTCTTTAGGTTTAGTACCAGCGTTCTTTTTAGAATCTGTAACATCTGCTACAGATTCCCCTGTAACGATTAACTGCCTCGCTTGTCTTGGTACAGTTGTGGTAGCAGAAAAAGCTGTCCTAACCTCTTTTAGGGTTATTGTCACTTCCTTAGCATGTCCTGTTCCTGTAGACTCAGTGGCTGAGATACTTTCAATGACAAGATTACCAACAACATTTGACTTCATTACAAGGGATACTATTGATCTTGATTCTTTGATCTGCTTGAGACTTGTCAACACTTCATCTGAACGAAAGTCTCTTGAGTCCTTTAAATGATAGTCAGAGATTACACCGCTTAATGTATAATAGTCAGACTTCGATATAACACCTTTAGTGAAATCAAAGCCTGACTCTACAGGATACTCGGTAATCTGGTTCGAGAAAGTTTGTTGAACAGAAGAAGTAGCATCTAAGGAGAACTGACCTCTAGGAGTTACCAAGTATATAATTGACATACAACACCTCTTAGTTAAAGCCAGCAGGTGTTGATTGAACACCCATACCAGAGTATTTTTCAAGCTCCTGTCTGATAGCCTTGCTCACAAGCAGTGGGTCTTTAGTGCCATCAACCTGAATATTAATGTTCTGATTAACAGTTACAGGTTGACCACCTTGTTTTTCCAATTGTTGTTTTGCAAGAGCTATTTTCTCTGCACTAGCCCCGGACATTTGCATAGACTTGATAGCTGCGGCACCCCGATCAGCAACCATTTGTGAGAAGAACACCTCACCATTTCCATCTGCAACACCAAACTTCTTAACTTTATCGAAGTTTCTATTTACATCTGAGCTTATCTGTCCAAGAACTCTCTGTGTGGGGTTTAGATATGAGTTTGGATTAAAAGATAGAGAGGGGATTTTGAAAGAAGGTTTATCTTCATCATCACCCAAGAACGGTATCTTATTCTTCAACCAGTTCCATCCGTCAACTATCCCATTAAATACTGACCCTATATGTTCCTTTATCATATTTACACTGTCAGCAATTAGTGTAGGGACAGAACCAAAGATTAAGTTGAATATCTTTACATCTGTACCGAGTAGATCACTCATCCATTTATTGAGAGGCTCTCTGAGAACAATGTCAATTATAGACCTCTTCTCATTACCGGAGAATGCCTTTTCGATCTCGTCAGCTAACAAGGCAATGCCTGCTCCGATCAAGGTGTATGGGCCAAAGGCAGCTAACCAGAACCTCTTCATTGCTGCACCGGCAGCTGTAGCGGCAGTGCTCAGAACCCCAAACGCTCCTGCGGCATTAAAAGACACTGCTGTCGCTAGTGTAAGCGATCTTACAAACTTACCAACAAGTCCTTTAGTTACTAACGATAAGAATACCCCAGCGAGTTTCCCCACTGCCATTCTTGCAAGCAGTGCTCCAGCAATAAACCCAACAAACTCATTACCTAATACATCTGTAAGGAGTTCGAGGGCTTTTACAAGTACCATTATAGCCGGTACGGCAACCTTCCTGAAGCCATTAACAAACTCTGTAACATTCCCTATAATGTTTCTCATGGATTCAGAAGAACCAAGCTCTCTCAAATCCATTACAAACTGTTCTACAGAGTTTATCAAACCTTGCCACATGGACGGAAGGTTTTGCATAGCTCCTGCTAAGTCTTCATCAGATACACGTTCATTAAAACCCTTGATGAAGGCATCAAAAGCCATTTCACCAGTGATCTCTCCTCGCTGCATCATATCATTCAGCTCAGATGTAGATACACCTAAACCTTCAGCAACCATTGATACAGCGCCGGGAATACGCTCAGCAAGCTGCTGCTGCAATTCTTCACGGTACAGCTGACCTTTAGAAGCAATCTGTGTGAATGCTCTAAGGGCACCGTTCATGTCATCTTGAGACACACCGGCTACACGGGAGAATTTAGCAAGTCCTTTATAAAGCTCACGAGCCTTTTCAAGCTCAATGTTAGCACCTACAGCACCAGTTATGAAGTTTCTGTAAGCCTTGGCACCGGAGATAAGAGGGGCTTTCATTTCCCTAGCTGTTGTAAGGTAAAAGTTCAGCTCTTCTCTAGCGGCCTTTGTGGTACCCAAAACAGATGCCATTGATGATTCAAAAGCATCTAGTGTGGCAGTGCCTTTGAAGATGCTCTGGATAGCAAATACAGAGCCAAATCCAGCACCGCCTGCTGCCAAGGTAGGCATAAGACCTGAGCCAAGCTTACCGGCAGCGCTAAGTAGACCAGCACCTTCAGCAGCACCTATCCTACTGGCAACGGCAGCTCCACCGCCACCTGTTGGAGCCGTCCTAGCTTTATCAAGAAGTGTGTCACGCTTCGCTATGAGAGCATTTATACGTTCCTCAACCTGCTCTTGTTTAAGGCCATAACGAAGCTGATCTGCCTTCACTTCCAACACTTCTTTTTCGTGCTGGGCATGGATTCTCTTGAGCTGGTTAGTTTCTCTATAAGCCCTTACAAGGCTTGCTTGATGCTTAATCTGAGATTGAAGAGCTTTTAGTTTGTCCCTGTATAAGTCTCTCTCTTCCTTAGCACTTTTCCGAAGCTCTTCCCTTGCGGCTCTAGCAGCTTCCTTCTCTTCCTTGGCATACTCTTTAGCCATTCTGACAGCATCAGGGTCTTTACGGCCCACAATAGTGTCATCTATAAAAGATTGTATATTACCTTTGGCGCGAGTAGCCTTTCCTTTGAAGATTTTGACCTGTTCTTTTTGGAAAGCTAGTACCTCACGCTTCTTCAGCTCGTTCAATCTCCGCAGAGATTTCCTCTCAGCAGCGTGTTTTTTATCAAGCAGTTTTACATGAGAGTCATACTCATCTTTCTGAGCTTTCTGCCTAACCTTCTTAGCTTCTCTATTAGCAGAAGTCAGGACACTAGCTTCCAATCCTTGGAGTTTTTTCTTTAGTCTCTTTATTTCCTGCTCTACTTTTTGAGCAGACCCTTTCTCTATCTTGAACCCGAATGTGGATATTAACTTATTAACTGTCAATTCGTTTGCCATATTAACTCCACAGGTTATTTACCATCAAGGTCTTTCTTCCTAGCCATGTAGGACTCTTCTTCCAATGCCATTCTAAGGTCAAGAATCTCTATGCAATCCATTATCATGTCGTAGGTGTAATAAGATTCTATCTCATGTAATTTAGGCATTGTTGGGTTCTCACTAGAGATTATCCGGTATATCTCAAAAGGGATGGAAAGTTTCTCAGATGCAATCCTTTGCACCTTTGTAGCCTTTGTCGGGTCTTTTTCAGACTTATAAACGTCTGAATATTTAAATCTCGATTTCCCGAAACATGTCCCCCCAGTTGAACATCGCTACCGATACAAGCAGTTTAGGGAGGTGTGAAAACTTCGGGCCAATGAAGTCGAAATCAATATTAACAGGGCGACCTTCAATAGTTACACCTGAAAGCATTTCCTTAATCAGTGGTGCGAGATCTTCATCACCAAGGCTCTGGCTAAACACTTTCACAGCATTGGTGAGGGAGTCATCACTCTCATTGAAAAATTCTGATACAGAAGGGCCAACCATTTTAACAACCTTACCGCACAGGTTAATAGACTTAATTCCTGTAAAGGCTGTGATACGATAGGTTACTTGGTTTTCATCCTTACCGATGATTTCTTCTTTAGAAGGGATAGTAGACATTTGCTCGATACCTCATAATTATTGTATATTGCTCTGTTATAAAATAGGGAACCTTAACAGATTCCCAAAAAGAGGGCTGCAAAGCCCTCTATCGAGCAACTTAGGTTTCCAAAAGTGCTGCGGCAGCGATAGTAGCATTAACAGCTTCATTGATAGCCGGGTCAACAGATGCACCAGTAAACATATCAAGTTTGTTTGTTTCAATACGGTAGGTGCGTCCTGTCTGGTCAGTTGAGAATTCACCAGACGGTTGCGAAACAATCCACGCTTCAGCAGCGAAATATGTTGAATTGCCAGAATTATCTTTAACGATCACTGGGCCAATGACATTCTTTGTTCGCTCATCAGCATTAATCATTGCTGCCAGCCAATCATTAATAGGTGCTGTCTGCAACACGGTAAATTCGATGCTGCCACCACGATCATGTGAACGTGTACGGCTACCGTCACAGACCCCGACAACCCGTGTAAAGGTGTCTGAAGATCGCTCTACAGTGATGAAAGTACCTTCGGCAAACCCTGTAATAGGATAGCCAAAAAACGACATGGCAACATCACAAGGATCATAAGTTCTTACAGCCATTATTTTAATCTCCTATTAAACGCTAACAATGCCGCGAATTTTAATTTTATGAACAGCTCCTTGCAGAGTTGCATAGAACTTAACATCCTGAAGCAGGCGATCTGCCTTATCAATTTCAAGAATGTCATTGATGTTCGGGAACTCAATTGAGAAGTCGTCAGTGATTACACCACGAGCAAATGCAAGGTTTAGAACAGCCTTCATATCCGATTCAATGATGGCAAAGCCAGCTTCTGTATAAGCAATCTTAGGGCTGTTTACCAGACGGAAATAGAGCTGTTCGGACATACGTGCGCGAAGCCAATCAAGACCTCTAATTACATCGATATACTCACCAGAAGCAACAGTACCGTAACGAGTGATGTTAGCGCCTGCAATCTGTTCGTAAGTGTTAGCCTTCTTACCAAAGGCAGATTCTGCTTGAGCACTTGAGAGCTGATCTGCTGAAATACCTGCAAGAGCTTTGAAAGACCAAGTAGCACTGCCGGGATCTGTCGGGAGCATCTTACCGAACCAAGCAGCTTCAGGAGCCTCAGAAGCGTCTGTAGAGTACAGTACGAAGGTTCGTTCGTGAGTGGCAAGGTTAAGTACACTTGCAATGTCTGTGTTATTCTGATCGTCAAGAACTGCTGAATCGTTGGTAGCAGTACCGTAGAGGCGTTCATAGGTGTTTACAGTGTCTGCAAGGTTTTCTACTTCGGCAGGAACACGAGTCTCTGCAACAACACCATACCAATCACTATCAAGCTCAGCAATCTTGGTCAGCGCATCACTATAACTAGTATCGGCTTCAGCAGTACCAGAATCATAGATACCAATCTTCAGGAAACGTGGTGAAGGTGTCTGACCAAAATAAGCCTGAGCAGCTTTGTAAGCATAATCAGTATCTGTCCAGTCAACAGCAACTGCTGTCATATCTGAATAAGTTTTTACACGGAAGCCTTTAGAGGCAACCCCGTCTACAACGTCAGCAATAACGAGCAGTGTACCAAAACCCTGTCTGGTGATAGATCGGGATGCTCGTGTAATCTGAACGTCTACAATGTCACGAATCTTTGACATATAAATGTTCTCCATATTTTCTTTTGCAAAAGATTGTGCAAATAACTGGACATACCAGTTTAAATGCTCTGTTTAGAATATTTTAAACTCCTAAGGATGCCTTAAAATCTTCTGAAATTGTTGTGCCAGAAGCACTAGAAAAGATACCAGCACCCTGTACCGTCTCTATCAGATCCATAAACTCCTGATCTGTCATCATAGAATGGACAGTGACAATCATCTCAGCACGTTCTTGCCAAGAAGCATTCACAAGCTCTGGGAGTTTTCTTATATCAGATCTTGTTGAAAAGGCTATATTGGCATCTGCCATTTGGTCTGTTATATTCTTCTTATTTAAAGCCATTGAAAACTTTGTCATCAACGACGTTGAATATGGGCCGTAAGTGGTTAGCCTGATAGGAATAGATAGGTGCTGGTAAAACTGGCGAGAACCGTCAGGATTTAAGAACTCTCTTTGAACTCTACCGACGTGGTTAAGAGATAATATCCTGAAGGTCGCATAAGGAAGGTCTGGTTGAGGCCCATTCTGACTCTCAACAATCATATTAGTGAGTTCAGGAACTTCTGGTAGGAGTATGTTTCTGAAAGAATCTTCTAAATCTTCTATATACATTATTAAGCCCCTGTGCTCTGTCTCTCAAGAACTGCTAAGGCTTCATAATGATCCATGATTTGGTTACGCCAAGGGTCAACTCTAACAACCTTATAACGCCTACCGTAATACTCTATTACATCAGCCTCTACACCACCATCAATATTCTGAGAGAACAGTTCTTCTATATCGAAAACTCTTATAGCACCATCCAATGATTCACCTTCAGGGATCATTTGCAGGTCTGCTGCCGAAACAGGCTGTACAGATGTGTGTTTATGTACTAGGAGTGTTTCTACACCTTCTCGCCACCTACCATTCACATACTGACCAGACGACTTCCGGTAGACATTTATAGGCTCTTTTAGAATACTTAGAGGGAGCATTTATCCACCTATATTAACTTCGTATGTGATAGAATCAACCAACGTCTCTGTATCAATCAAACGAGTTCCGTATGATTTAGGAATATAAGAACCTTCTACTGTGTACTCTACTGAATTTGATCTTATAAAACCTTCGTAATTCTTCGACATCTCTTCACCAATGTCTGAAAGAATATTATCAACCGCTGTATGTGACTTAGTGAGGTTTCTAAAATTCCTGTTGAATGGTGTTGCGAAGTCTATGCTTTGTGAGTAATCAACATCCTGTATAAAGGACGCTCTAACTCTATCACCATTCTCTCTCTCAAAACCAAATTCGTACAGTGCTGCCAGTGATGCTACAGTGCCATCAAAGTTTGGATGCCTTTCGCTGGATATGACGCCAGCATCTACACTGCTCTTTTCCAGTTTCTTTAGATTATTGAGAAGGGTGTCTAAGGCTTTACGATCTTCTTTCACAACAGCCATAAAACACCTCACAGAGTTTAGCAATATTCCTCATCATCCCACTTATCAGGATTGCAAGGATCGTAGTAAATACCATCTTTCTTGGTAAGAGGCTTAGTCAAGGAAGAATCACCTTTCACCTCATTATATCGCGACCTATCTATACCGCCAAAGTAAACCATAGGTTTTCCTGAGTTCAAGACAGACTGCTTCTTGATCCCTTCATACAGAGACTTCATAGCTTCTGCACGACTGTTATACTCCAGTCTGATTTTACCAACGTGTTCTACATCGGCTAGTTTGGAGTATTTCACATAAAGTGCAAAGGCTAGATCATAGACAGTTTTGTTAATATCATTGTCATAGCGCTGTAGATAGAAGGAAATTTCTTCATCTGAAAAATCAGCAGAAATCTCAACAGTGTCTTGGATATAAAAACGCACTTGAGAGATTTCGTCAACCAATGTGTTGTCGTAACTAAAGCTCATGTAAAACCCTCTTTAGACACCCTCTTAAACATTAATCTTCAAGAGAATCTAAATAAGCCTTTACAATCTCTTGAGCTTTTTCTTGATAACATGATGCGTAAATTGCAGCAGCTTGTTCTTCAACTTTCTTCTTAGCATCTGGGCCTGTATAGCACGTACCAGAATCTCCATACTTCCAGCCAGATTTACCTTCTTTATTTACGCACTTCATAACAGGCATGTGAATCTCCTTTTAAGGAATTTGTGCATCACCTTCACGAATCTCTAGGTCAATTGGCCCTTCATACCAGCCAAGGTCAACAAGACATTTTGGAATGATATTGGCATTATCGTTTTTAGTTACTGTAACGTAACATGTAGTGTTCTCTCTAAGAACACGCTCACCTTGTGGTTCACCGTAAGTGATAGTTTTGTTAATACCAGTACCAAGTATATCTTGATGTCTGCATTGTTATTCAGAGGAAGCTCAAAAGATTCTGTAGAGTCACTTGAAATAACTTCTGATGTTGTAGAACCATAGGACATAGCTGGGAGCCTGTCTTAGGTGTTAACACACTTTATAAAAGACTGTCAAGCAGAACTTGACAGCCTTTGAAAAGTATGCTTATGCTGCGGATACACTCAGCAGACATGCAACTTCGGTCGGGAATACCAGTGGAGCCATTTCGATGGTAGTCTCAATAGCTTCGTCTCGACCATCGTCGTAAGTCCATGCGTACATCGGCTCTACAGCACCTTCTACATGAGTACGGGACAGCTTGCTAGACGGCCCATAGTAGCCACGGAACAGACCATCTACACGCGGTACAACGAAACCGGTGTTAGATGCTACCAGATCAGCGGAAGAACCAGTCGGAAGTTTGAAGGAGCCGTCCAGAGAGTAGATGTTCACACCGTTGGTACGGAACATTTCAGTAATATCTTCACGCATCGGGTTGACCTGAGCTGCGAAGTATTTGTACGCTTCCTTCATGGAGTCGTGGGTGATAACAGCTTCGTACAGATCCGGTGCCAGATACAGATCATAACCGTTGAACATGCCACCATTTTTCAGGTTTGCACGTACAGTGCGCTTGATCTCACGCAGCTTAGCGCCAATATCAGTAGTTGCTGTACCGACGTCCAGAGAGATGTTAGTACGAACGATGCCAAGTTCATTAAACATGTCAACGTACTCAACA